CTTGAGATAGGTTCGGGTAATCAGATGCCATCTGTACCTGAATAGCAGTCATGTCATCCATTTCGGAAGGGTTCATGGACTGGTAAACAAACCAATCTCTAGGGTCACGGCCAGTCTTTTCGACAAATTCCGCGATCACAGAAATTCTTTCATCGAGCTCTCTCTGCTCCTGCTGCTGCCCCTGTAGGTCATCTAAAGAACGGACATCTCTCCCAAGCCTTTCGCTAAGGAAGTTGAATACCGCGCCTTCGACTTCTTCAGGTGCATATTGTTGTTGGGCTTCGGGCTGATCGCCAACCTGCTCAACAGGTGTTTCTTGTGTTTGTTCAACCTGCGAAGGAGCTTCCTGAGTAGGCTGTTCCGTTTGCTGGGGTTGGTTAATCTGAGCTACCTCTTCGTCGCTTACAAAGCTAAATGATGACGTAGACTCTTCTGGTGCGGAAACGGGAGCCTGCTGCTCCATCGCCTCTACGGGTTGCGTGTTTTCTTCCATTAGAATTTAATTTAAGTGCAAATATATAACTTATTTGTTACCCGTGATTTACGAGCTTGAACTTAGCTTCCTTGATAGCGTTGGGATGCGGGGCATAATCACCCTTCATCAAGAAGTACCTTCCGCCTTCCTCCATCCAATGAAACCCAGACGGTGCAGGGACAGCTTTTGTGTCCTGCGTAATCTTTAGCTTACCGCCTTTATTAAGTTTAACAGCTTTCACTGTACTTGATTCTTAGCAAGCAGAAGCTTGATCTCCTGGATGTCTTTCATCATCTGACGTACATCCTCTTTGAATTCTGTGTTGTCCGTCTCAAGGACAGCTACACGAGCAGACAGCTTGTTGTAATCTGCCTGGAACTTAATCCAACCGCCTATAAGCGATCCCGCTACGATTAGAAATTCGAAATGACTAATATGCTCTACCATTTTACCACTTTACTTTGTCGGCCCAATAAGCTGCGCTCATCTTGCCCTTTGCAATATTTCTAGCGTGTCTAGCTTTAAAACTAGCTCGCTTCTTCTTCATCTTGTCGCTTTCGCCCTCTTTAGCGGCGCCCGCTGTGCTAGCTCCTTGCTCGCCAAAACGGATTAAACGAATCTTATCCCCTACCTTAGCCAAGACTACATGAGACTTTTTAGCATGAGACGGAGTACGCTTAGGCTTGTTAACCCCGCTTAAACCGTTCTTCTTTAGAAGTCTCTTTACTCTAGGGCTTGCCATAATGCAAATATAGGAAATAAAAGAAGCCCCATTTCTGAGGCTTCTTAAACTATAAGGTACTAGAAATCAAGAATATATAGTCGTTTTTATTTGTTCGTTGTTTTTAAATACTCCCTTTTAAACAGGATCTGAGTCAAAATAAGTCCAATCGTCTTCACAAACTATAGCACGAATCTCTTCAATAGAATACTCCTGACTCCGTGTCGTAAGAGCGGTAACCGATGGCGGCATCTCTCCTACAAATTTAATAAAGGCTTTACTTCTGTCTAGATTCTTTCTAACAGTATCTAAAGATGTCTCCATAACCTCCGAGAAATCAATTGTTTCCAATTCCTCTACATCAAATATTACATAACGCCTAAGCTCTAAGTTCATATTAATATCCGTATCTAGATTTTGTATTGTCGAAGTTATCCGTTATTTCTTGGTCGGTCAGAGCAACGTCGTAAACCATTATCTCAGCGATAATACCAGGGTCTACAAGACCTCCGTTCCTCTCATGCATAATACCTCCATCATCAGAGCTACCGTATCCAACAGCACTTCCATAGCCAGATTTGCTATAGCTAGTTCCTTTGCTGTCATTTTGAAAGCATCGCCAGTCGTTGTAATCTGCTGAGTCAAATCTGAATGTAAATAAAGCCCAGCCTGTTGGCATGCTAAATTGAGACATTACAACACTTCTTCTTGAGGCGGTACCCCCGCCCCCGTCATTATCGAATTTATGCATAATGAATCTGCCTCCATAAGACGTTCGACCATCGTAAACACATGTAAGACCTCGGTATCTAGTTTGATTGAACATATTGTTATGCCAAAATCTATTTACGTCGTTGGTAGCGGAAATGTCAGCCCATACTTGAACAGTAAAGCCATTGTTCGTAAGATCCGATTCGGTAGGTCTAATTGGACCTGAGGTTGAGTTAGCAAGCTTGAATCCGTCGTCCACTCCGTCAAAAGAAAAAGAACCGCCTCCAGTGGTAGAAGAATACGTTGGGCTATTAACCATCGTTGCGTGTGTTCCACTCCCTGACAAATCAGACCACGTTGTTCCGCTGCCTGAATAACTACTACTATTCCCAGCGTCAAGGTGTTGGACTAGGTTATCTGTAATTATTAAACTAGAACTCGCAGAAGGCGCGGTAATGCCTGACACGTTCGCAATCGAAGTCGAAGAGATAGCAGACACCTTAGATATATCCGCCCAATTTTGACCGCTTATTTTATCTATAGGCATATTAGCTTATTTCGATCCAGTCTTGAGACGGATTAAAGAACACTAAATTAGTTCCAATCTTATACCCCATTACTCTAGATACATCGCCCGTAGCAGATACGGGAGTAGTCGTCAATCTACCTGTAGCCGTACTTAAATAAACAACATCTCCAACCGATCCGCCTGGGTCTGTAGCGACGTATACAATACCCCGAATAACCATGCCCGTAGCAGATGAAGCGCTAGTAGCGACGCCCATTAAGCCAACGCTAGAAGCGACCGCGTCAGCATCTGAGCCCACCCACGCACTCGACCCTAAATAGTAAACATATCCCGCATTTAAACTAGTAGTAGTTGTAATTGTTACAACCTCGGCATTTAACCCTACTTCTCCTGCACTTCCTGCCGTTGCTATAGCGGTTTCTAACTTGCCTACGGCCACCGAAGAGCCGTTACCGCTAATCTTTCCCGTAGTAGTTACGTCACCCGTTACGGATAATTCCGACCCGTTAAACGTTAAGTTGGACTCTCCGTTTAGAGTGTTGGCTGTACCAGACCCCGTAATGAGTCTGTTATCGGCGTTGGTGTTTATAGTTATGGTTGTGCCACCAGAAGGTGTGTCAATCCAAGACAATTCGCCAGTAGCGTTAGACTCAAGGATCTTGTTTGCGGCGCCTGGCACTGCATTAGGAAGCGTAATAGTGTAGCTAGCAACAGTTTCAGACTTAGGCTTTATGTTTACGTGCTCGCCGTTATTTCCATCGCTTAACCTAATTCCGTTAGCCAATCTAGCATCAAAGACCCCATTAGCATTATCAAATTGATAGTTTACTGCGTTTGAAGAGTTTGAAAACTTTACGACACCGTTCTTAAACAAAAGATTAGTTTCATTCCCATTAAGATCATAAGTCCTAGGGGAAGCGGCTTGAAGCAGATTAGCAGTAGCTAAGTTGTCAGTTACCGCATCACCGTCTACTAATATTTTCTTCCAGGTAGCCATATGTAAGCTTAAGCTTTTTCAAGCTTTACAGAATCTTTTTCAGATAGTTTTTGCAACCGATCGAACTCCTTTGCTAGCTTGTCTAAAGTACCAGCAACAACAGCCGCGTCAGTGGCTTTAATAGTAGCGGTCTTTGCGACTTCGCTTAAAAAAAACACCTCGTTAATTTCTAATTTCATTTTAATTCAATTTATTTTATTTCGCCTTCAGTTGATTCTGAAGTTTAATTACTACATCTGCCAGCAAAAGTACATCTTTTCCGTCGAAACTACAATCATGTAGCGTCTTTAAAATAAATGTGAGCTCTTGCTGGGTCAGAGTGTCAGTGGTAACCCCACCGACAGCCCTGCCCTTACCAAGAATAGACATTAGTCAATATAGATCCAAAGACCTTTTGCTCCGCTTGTACCAGCGCTGTTGTAGTACATCGCTCCAGTCACAGGGGCTGAGGATGGGTCAACAGCTCCTTTGTCAAGAACAGCAACACCATGCTGAATGCCCGCCGAACCAGTGTCTCTGACTTTCCATCCAGCAACCGTATCTGAAGCAGCATCATACCAGCGGAATGAAGCGAAGTTTGCTTGAGTCGCATCAGAGGCAACTCTAAGGCCAGCAGTGTCCGCAGCGGCTGGAGTTGTGCTGCCACTAGCGAGAGTAATAAACTGATCTTCAACGTTCAAGACCTGAACGTCAATCGTTTCAGTATTCCCGTTAACTTGAAGGTTTGGTACAATCAGCGTATTTGTATCGGCGTTGTACTTCAGGTCAGCGTCATAGTGAACAGATTCGTTTCCGTTAGCAGCATTCTCAGAAAGCAACAAGAAAGTAGTCGTATCTGTAGTGGCGCTAATCGCAAGTTCTGTAGCTGAATCAGCATTACCAGTAACGTCGCCAGTAACGTTAGCTGTAATAGACGATGGCAAACCAAATGTGACTTCCTGACCGCTTACAGTAACATCAACTTCGTTGGCCGTACCCGTGAAAGTAAGCGTTTCGGAGTCGAGGTCAACAGAACTAGTGGTAGTACCATCAGTAATGTCGAGATCCGCTGCTGTTACTTGAGCGTCAACATAAGCTTTAATTGACTCAGTAGTAGCCAAAGAGATAGCGTCAGCAGAAGCAAAGTTGTCTTCGTCTCGGACAATGAGATCCCCAACAACCCCACCAACACCCATCTTACCGAGGACCTTACCAGCAACAGCGGCTGAAGCTGTAGTTAGAGATGTGTGGCTGAGCTGCGCTCTGAAGATACCATCCGTCGCATCCGTCGCATCAGGGATGTCAACAGTGATTTGATCTGATGATTGAGAAACAAAGACCCCAGAGTCACCAGTGATAGAAACAGAGTCAGTTACATTATCCGAATCAGTCAGAACAATATTTGCAATGCCCGTCGATGCATCTGAAGTACTGACGTTGTACGTGGTGTTCTCACCAGCCGCACCAATATTCGCTACAGTTGCAGTGTAGAAGTGCGAGTTTGCAGCGTCCCAAGCCAACACCAAGTCGGTAGTTGCTGGGGACTCAGAAGCAAGGGACATATCAACCGACAGAACACCAGCTGTGTCTGTCAAACCAGTTGCAGTGTTAGTTCCAGCTACTAATCCTATCACATCGGCAATAGCGTCTCTTTTAATTAAGTTAGAGTCGTCTGCATCCGCAAATACAAACGAATCTGAAAGTGTTGCCGTTGTATCTGTGGTAGCTAAGGCTACCGTAGCTGCGTTGTCGCCCTGAATGACGACTCTTTTCCATGATGCCATGACTCAAATTTTTCTTGTTTATAGTGCAAATATACGTAAAATCAAATACTTACTCCGTGCTTACTCCAAAGTACAAATCGTCAGCGTCATTAGCATACATACCCCCAGCAAAAGCTTGCGGAGGAGTGGCTGTGTGATCAAATTGCTTAAACTCTACAAGCCCGTCTAAGTTTACATGACCCGTTCCATTCGGAGTAAACGTGATGTCTCTATTAACACTGGAGACAATAGATCGAGCCAGAACATCTAGATTGCCTCCAAGTTCTGGAGTAAGATCTTCTACAACGTTTTGTAAACCCCCGCCAATAATGGTAGCTAAGTCCGTCCATCCAGTAGCCTTCGTTGCGATATTAGACGAGTCTACTAAAAGGTAGAATTTAGAATCAGCCTCATGATAGACTATACTAACGTACTCCTTGAGTTGATCGCTAACAGAGGTAAGCCCCGTTAGTCCAGCGTCGTTGGCGACCACTCTACCCCCACCTCTTACGAAGTTAGAATCAACAAAAGCTTTTGCTGCGTTATTATGGCCGTATTCGCCTGCTCTTCCTACTTCAACTGGCATCAGGATATGTTTAAGAAATTGTTGTTAAATGCGTTAGTTGAATTGGATTTGTAAACCGTGTAATCAGTTGAGACCCCGTATCGGTTGCTTAAAGTAAAGGTACCTAAATTAGTAAAAGCCCCTATGGTTGGAGACACACCATCTAAAGTTAGATCCTGTATAGTGTCGGTACCTGGATAAAATATATACATAAACTTATTGCTCGTTTGAACGGTGTATGTATTAGTATTCCCTATACTGTCAGGATAAGATCCTGTCTTGATCTCTCTTTCATTATTGCCACTGTCGTCACCACCAAACGCTGCATAAACAGTTTGAACGGCGGACTGAGAAGATCCAGTAGTCAAGGCTGTTGTGTCAAAACACACCTGATAAGAGTAGTAATAGTTTATGCTGGAAAAATCGCTAGATGTGTCGGTTCCATAAGTGCTATCAACAACAATCCTATATTCATGAGATGTGGCCTCCGCTGTTAAATCAGTAGATCCGTCTGTAGCAACAGTAATTGAGTCCGTGTTTATAGCCAGAGAGATGTTATTCTGCGTAGATCCATTACCTAAAGAAGCAAGGTTTGTTGTAGAGTTAGGTGTTGTTATCTCCCTGTAATTGCTACCTATTTTAACCTGTACAACAGAATTAATCAACGGATCATAAAGCTCGTCCCTTCTTACGTCATAACGAAGAGTAGATTGAACATCGCCATACTCTCTAGTTGTAGAGGTTGTACCCGTTGCAGCAGAAATAGAAGAGTTGCTCCTAGTTATTTGTTTGTTGCTAATGTCTGGAGCGTCAAAGCTATTGGCTGTTGTAAAGACGTTGGCAGTCTGTTCAGTTGTACCGCTAGTGCTGTCTGTTACCCTAAGACGAAAATGAAACACGTTATTGCTTGCCCAAGCTTCTCCAGTACTGTGAACCTTTGAGAGAAGCGAAGCCCCAAAAGTAACCTCTGAGGTTGTGTAGGATTGAACTGTAGTCCAAGAACCCGTAGGAGTGGTAGTGTTAGTAGATAACTGATACTCAAGAACAGCTGTACCTGTAGCTCCTTGGTTAGCAATACCGAAGTTTATAGAAGATATAGTTACAGAAGAAGCGTTTGAAGGGTGTTGATAATCAGGACCAGCAAGAGTAAAGCTAGGGCTAGGATTAACAGCGTCCGTGAATGCGTCAATCAAAAGCTCTGAAGCAGTTTTTCCGCTTGCGGGAATGGTATCTCCGTTCTTGTACTTACCGAAGGTTTTTATCAATCCGCTTACCGTGGGCATGTTAGCCACGTAGTTCTGAGTGAAAGTTATCTGACCTCCGTCAGCACCATCTGCTCCGTCAGCACCATCTGCTCCGTCAGCTCCCGCAGCTCCCGCAGGTCCTTGAGCGCCAGCAGGTCCCGTATCGCCCTGAGCGCCAGCAGGTCCTTGAGCGCCAGCAGGTCCTTGAGCGCCCGTAGGTCCAGCGGCCCCAGCAGCTCCAGCAGGCCCAGCACCAATAGCGCCAGCTACCGTTACATTATTTGCTACCGTCTGATTTATTCTTACTATTTTGGTCTCCGTTGTGTTTACAATAGAAACCTTTATCAACCCTCCAGTAGAGCTAGATACAATTATTTTAGAAGGTTGGTCTAAGCTTATTGGCATAGCAAGATATTAAGAAGTTATAGTAACATCTTCATTAATTTTGATTGTGCCATAAATTAAAGTAACGACGGTAGGGTCAGTTAGATTCTGTGGTGGATCTTGATCGTCTTTCATGACTTTTTGTTCAATATCATACACATAAAGACCCGACGGCATAGTCTCCATCGTTAATGCCGAAAGAGTTAAATCAATAAACCCCGCAGTAACGTCATTAGCATCCGCAACCTTTGAAATTGCAAAATCAGCATTGGACGTATTTTCAATAATGTTTGAGTCTGCATCTCCGCTATCAGAATCTCTAACCTCCATTTTAAATACGTCGGCCACTTTAAAAGAAGCCACTGGTGGGGTTGAGTTATCCGTTAGCGTAAGCCGAAGCGAAAAAGTATCTCCTTTTCTACAGACGATGTCCACTCGCTGAGACGTATCTAAGTTTATTTGTGTAGCCATGTTATAGTCCTCCTAATAGTTGTGAATCCATACCTGTAGGTTGTGAGTCCGTATCTGTAAGCTCGCCTCTTTTTTCTTGTCTCTGAGAAAGCAACTTACTCTGCTCAACCGCCTGCTTTTTTACTCGATCATCCTTACGATCTTCTTTTAACACCTCAAGCTTCTGCTTAAAGTTCTCGTCGTCTTCTTTAAATCCAAGAGTAGCCTGAGCTTTAATCATTTCAATCTCTTTTCTGAATTCATGCTTAACGCTCTCTAGCTGCGCCTCTAACTGAGCCCTGAGCTGCATTTCCTGAGTAGCAATCTGAGCCTCCATTTGCATTTCCTGCATCTTACCTTGAGACGCAGCCTGAGCAGAAGCTTGCTGGATCTGAGCTTGTTGCTGAGAGTTCTGCATAGCGATCTGCTGATTCATAGCGATACGCTTCTTTCGGCGGACCACTAACAGCCTCTCCGCTTGGTTAACATCTTTAAGCTGTCTCACAGCCATAGCGTCTTCTAAATCAAGCTCTTTTTGAGATAGAGAAATCTGGATGTTTTGCTCCAAATATTGCTTCTCAGTCTCCTCCATTTCCTTCACTACGTTAACGCCAAAGTTGTACATAGACAGATTTCGGAAAGAAGAAAGAACTCGCATGTTCTCTTTACCGATAGCGTTCTCGTAAATGCGATAAAGGATTGACTCTGGGTGAATTACCTGCAAACACTTAACTACATCCTGGCACACCTTCTTGTATAGAACCATAGAAGAGTTAGTGATATCGTATATAGCGTTGTTACCAGCGGCCAAAGCTTGCTGACGAACCCCTACAAGCGCATCCCCTTTAGGAGAAGAGGCGTCCATAACTTCGTTAATCCCTGTAGCATCGCGGATCATACGCAAGTAATGGTTGTACAAGCCTATAAGCTCGTTTACATTTCTAATACTGTTGCCTATCTCGCGGATAGGTGGGTTCTGAAAACCTCCCTCTGGGTTTTTACTTCTGTAATAGAACACACCTGTCTGCTCGTAGATGTCATGTAACTCCAGCGGCTGAAGTTCGCCACCTTTTCCTAACTGGACATTCTCCAATCCTTCGATATCAATGACAATCCCGTCAGGCTTAGCCTTCGCAACCGATTGCTGCAATTTCAAGTGAGCTAACTGAATCTGATCCGCAAATCCGATGCAGCTATCTACCATAGACTTAGGCATCATCTTAAGCATATTCGTAGCGCAAGCAGAATAAGAAAGGGTAGCCTTGGAAATATCGTGGACGTTCTTAGGTATGTTAACCTCTTTACCGTAGTTAAATAAGAAATCAGTACCAAGAACGTAACAACCGCCATAGATGACCGCGTTCTCAAGCTTCTCTACAGACCGCTCATATACAGAGTTTAAAGGAGCTTTGTAGTTATCTCCTTTCATATAAAACCCTTGGTTGCCGTATTTGCTTTCTTTCTCTTCGAAATAGATACAGTCAACAGCAGTAAATTCAAAATCAAGAACCTCGATCATGTATTCGTCAAACCCGTAGTTCGACGCATTATTGTAAGCGTCGTAAGAAGATTGGTTTAGCTTAGAAGCATCATAACCGTATTTCTTCTGAGCTTGCTTAGCAATTTCTTTATATTCTTCGTCCGTAAACTGATCAGAAGCAATCCGACGAAGTTCCTGGATAGGCATTCTTCTTACATGACCAGCGTATACCAAGTCAGAAAAACTAGGGTCTTCTGTGTAGCTATGTATAAAGTTCGCTGGGTCTACGTAGTCGGTCTTAATTCCGTAAGAGGGATCATTAGATCTTTTAATAACCGCCATGCCTATCGTAGCCATATCGTTGACGGATCTGCGATAAATAGTATCGTTAAAATCATTCCAAGACAGCGTCATGTTTGTAGCTATCTGCGCTGCAATCTCAGAAGAAGACTTGATGTTATTCTCAAGAAAAATTTCGGCCTCTTCTAATGTCTCTGGGACAGAATCAAGATCGCCCGCTACATCAACCCCCGTTTTTTGCTTAATTTGACGAAGGGTTTCTTTTTGTTGAATCAACATCTCTGTCTTTCGTCTCTCGGCGTCTTTTTCAGAAGAAGAGAGAGGGTCAATAGCCTCTAAGTTAGGATACGGAGACAGCGATAAAATCTTGTTTACTACAATGCGAACAAATTTTGGCAGGATTGGAACAGGAGTAAAATCAAGGTTAAGCATACTTCCGTCCCCGTTATTAGGGTCTAGCGTATTAAGTAGCTGTTTGTAAATCTTAGTGTCCTGGGTTCCGTTAGCGTAGTCTCTATTTCGCGCAAAAACCTTAGATCTTTTATTATATAACCCTCCTTCTTGGTCTACGTTCCCCCACTGCTTGTATATAGCTTTCGCATAGCTAAGGCCATACTCCTTTCCTTCTTTCACCTGTGCTGATGCGAGCGGGTCGGGGAATCCAGAAGCACTTTTACCTTTATCGTTGTACATTTACCGTTAGTGTTGCGAGATTAGCTCTTGCAAATATAGTAAAACTACAAGTGCCAGGTTTTCGGCTTAAAAGTCCTAAAGAACTGCTTCTCATTAAAATCAGCCTTAGGCTTTTCTTTCTTTGTTTTCTGAGCGCCAAGTAGCGCCAGTCCAGAGCTGATAGTCAAGTCAAACTTAGTCCTCTTGTCTATTTTGTACCCAATCCAATCTTCTAAGGTCTTGTTAAAGTACATGTTACCAAACTCAGCGGATTCTGGCTTTATACCTACGTGATCATGAATATAAGCCTCGATAGCCTGAGCGTGAGACTGGATAACATCCTGAGAGTTAGACGGAATCCCTTTAGTCCTAACGTTTACAGAAGAGTTACCAGTTTTAAGGTGGTCTGGCCTATCCATGAGATAGCCGTCATATCCTCTAGCTTCAAAGTACCTGACGATACCATATTTGTTGTTCTCTACCAGTAAAGGATACCCATAAAAGAAAGAACACATAAGGACGTCTTCATAGAATATACTGGCTAGATCTGGACGAGAAGCATACTCCACTACAAACATATTCGCAGGGACATCCATGTTAAACTTGTTGTACATATGGAGAGCTCCTTTAGATCCTCTACCATCCACTGTAGCGTCTAAGTCATACGAGTCAACACCGCCTACACCGATGTGTTTGTTAGGGGCTGTCTTCTTTCCTCTTTCCTCAGCTTTGTTGTTCCTAAGATGATCAGGCGGCATCCAGGCAACTCGGAATCTTCCGTTTGGATCTGGAGAGAACACTACTTCTTCGTCTTTCTTTCGCCATACAAAATTACCCTGTACGACTGGATTGGGGTATAGGTCGTCATTGAACTCTATCTGCTGATAGATCTTACCTATATTAAATAAACTTCCTTCTATGCTGTCTCTAAATGCCTCGTCTGTAGTGAAAGGGAACTGCCTAATAACCTCATTGAGTTCCGAGGGGTCATCTTTAAAGGATTTCCTATCGTTCTTTAAGTAAGTCTTACTCCCCTGGTCAATCATTTCCCCGTCAATCCCTTCTACAGGTTTTTCTGGATCTTCTATAACCGCATTACCGTACTTATCGAAAAACCCTTCTAACGCCTCATAAGCTGGTATAAAAATCCTATACATCCCAGAGCGCGTCCGTCCGTTGTCGTTTCTCTGAGACGGATCTGAGTCCTCCCATAAGTCTTTGTATTCGTCCCCTCCTTTACTCATTGGGTTTACGGTACTGCCCACCAGGGCTTTACCTACGATACGTTTACCTACAATTAAACAAGTCCTCTCTACGCGCCACGCCTCACGGATATCGGTAGGCTTCTCCCACTTACCAGCCTCATCGAGGTATAACATATGTAGCTTCTCCCCGTCATAAGCATTGTTTGTGGTGTTCTTCCAGTTAATACTGCTGTTCAGGGCGTCTCCTTTATAAGACGTTTTATTATTTTTGGTGATACGCTTAGAAGGTTCTCTAAAAGCAAGCTCCATACGTGGGTTTGTAGTACCGTCCTGGATAGGTTTAAAGAAGAACGGGTAGCCTCTAAAAATAGAGACCACTTTCTTCATGAAGATGTTTTCCTGAGCGTCCTTACCAGTTTTCGACTGAATGCCAAGAAGTTTCTCTTTAACCTGACTAGCCTCGTCAACAAGTACAGCACTACAGACATTAGTGTACCCAGAACGGCGACACTTAGTATAAAGCTGACCGAAACAACGAGTATCAGCTTCACACGCAGCCATGTGGACATAGATTTCTCTTTGGAATTGTAAGAATTGAGGATATCCGACATCGATTTTAGACCATTGTAGAAACATATAGTGCCGCCCTGTAATATACGTAGGGATGCCATTATTGTAAAACCAAACACCGTCACGGCGACGCTGAAACTCTTGTTCGATGTAAGCAGAAAACTTCTTGCGGAACTCACTCGGTTTTTCGTGCCACTCATCCATACTTCGAACCCTTTGCATTTCCTCAGGCATTGGTATCCTTTGCCACAACTGCATGTGCTTTGGCCGATCATGGAAGAGAATCTTCGATCGGGGTGGTTTCTTTGGAAGGATAACGAGAAGCCCATGTAATTCGACAGCCTCTCCCTCTGTACCGTTAGGGTCGATCTTAATCCCTTGATCTTCATAACCTTCTATGTCTATAAGGATGGACATTAATAGCTACTGCCTAATTTATTCATACGCCCCAAACTAGGGACGCCCGTCTTAGGGTTGGTAAGCTTCATCTGGGATCCGCATTCGCAAGCCCCCTCGACGTAATAAGCTTTATCGTCCTTTACTCGCATAGTAAGGCTCTTCTCGTACTTCTCTTTTCCGCAATCGGGACAGTATAAGTCTGGCATAATTCTAAATTTAATTTGTACCCCCGACAGGATTCGAACCTGTGACCCACGCCTTAGAAGGGCGTTGCTCTATCCAGCTGAGCTACGAAGGCATGTAAACTACCTTAAAGTTTTGGTTTAAGTAATCGTCGCTAATCGTTTGATTATCAAAGTAATAACTAAAATTACTTAGAGAACCTTTCCGCAAAGCCACCTGAATAATCTTTTTGTTCTTCGATTTCTCCATTTTCTTTTAGTTCTTTTACCATCTGTTCTAGTTTTTGGCGCTCCACCAAAAGCTCTTTACAATCAATGGCCGTTTGCTTTATGGATTGGAGCTCGGCCTTACGAGCGCTTCCTCCAGCCTCTGGATCGACAGGCTTCTTAACCTCCTCGATCATATTATTGATTGCGACCTCCATACTTGCCATGAGGCGCTGAGAGGCATCTATTGTGGTGAATTTAGACTTCGACATACATCAGATCTTCTGCGCGAGTTCTATAATACTCTTTACCGTCGATGTTAACGCGGTAATCCATGTTCTTACGAAACCCTACTATATCGCCTACTTTAGCTCCTATCTCCTCAATCCAAGGAGCCTCAAACGCGACACGACCCTTTGTGACAGGGACCTCTGAGAATTTAACCACCTCGATAGTGTCCGACTCTTGAACTTTCTCTTCTTCGACTGGCTCAAGAAGGCTCCAACCCGCAAGAGGGTGTATATCCCCAGTATGCTGATCTTTATAAGCAATAGCCTGATTATTAATAGTATGCTCTGGATCAAAGCGAACAGTATAGTGATTAGGCTCTCCAGTAAGTACCTGGCCTTCGTTAAGCACCACGAGATGATGGAAGTAAAGCGTGTCCCCAACCTCAACCCCTGTATCGTGTTTAAAAGGCGCCGCCACAACGGGGCCTTCTTGGATTCTGTTTTCAAATTCATTAAATTTAGTATCTATAAAAAGCTCTAACCCTCCAGGGGTCGTCATCGTATCCTCAAGCTGTTTATCTAGCTTGACGATAAATAAGTCGAATGTTCTCATCAATTAAAAATTCAGATCAAACTCTAACATACAGGGCATCTCATCGATTGCTTTCCAAAGGACTGTCCCTTCTTCGTTCTCAATGTACACCAAGTATCGCTTCTTTCCAAATTTAACGAGTGTTCTTTCGTCTTCTAAAATAGCAGAGACTTTTCCATCTCCCGCTCGCATGCCTGTATAGTAAGCCATGCCGTTTTTAGGGTCCTTCCCTACGATTATTTTTCTAATAAGCCCTTCCATTGTATTTAGTTTAGTGAAATACCTAAGTCTCCGAGAAGCCCATCGAGGGAATCTTCATCGGGCTGGTACATTGCGTCCATCAATTCTTTAATTACTTCTAGCTCATCCCTACTGTCTAGGTGAAAGCTATACATCGTTTTTACTTGAGCCATGTCATCTTCTGAGTCCATGTCGTCTTCATCAAAAAGACCTATAACTACAGAGGCGAGAAGGCGATCTTTAACTTCGAACTCTTCTATGAGCTCCTCCATCTTTTTTACCAAATGGTACATTTCCGCTAGGAACTGTGTGTCTTTGCCTTCCATGATATAACTTTGTTGTATTCCAAATATACAACTTTAATTATGCCAAAGTCTGAAGTAAAGAAGTCAAAATTATTTAGAGAGTCGTCAAAACTTGCTGACAAGTACGTAAAGCACAACTACCTAAAGAATATCAGGAACGTCAAGACTGAGTTTATCTTAAAAAGTAAGATACCTGGGAACTGGTTGGACTTTATGCTATGGACATATGACTTAGAATTCTTTACTATATGGTACGCGGCGGACGAGTACGGAATGTATAAAGACAACCTAGCGGACAGACTTATATACCCTATGCTAAAAGAAGGTTATTTATACAAGCACTTCGATAAGCTCACCCCTTCTCAGACAAGGGAAGATCACTTGTTTCGTGATGAGACAAAATACAACTACCGTGTAAGATATGCACTATCGCAGAAAGGCAGAATGGCGGTACAGCGTTTTTACAACGCACTTTAAATAACCTTATAGTGAATCCCTTTAGAGTCTCTGTAGGCTCTCTTCACTTGTTTTCTGTTAGCTGGCTGGTTCGGAGCGTAAGCCCCCTCGTTTTTGTATGACACATGAACCCAGTCTGGAGAGTCGTCATCGCCGAACTCCCAGATCAGCTGATCGAATATAAGGTTCTCTTTAATGAATCTAAACAACTCTCTATTGGTTACCTTACCGTATACATCGGCATCGATATCCAAAGCCTGCCCTGATTTATGCTGAGAGTACTTACTCCCTCCTATAGCCTTATTTAATTCTTTACATCTAAACCCAGATGATATATATAAAGGAACTCCGAAGTGATCTCTTAAGGGTTGGAACACTTCTTCAGCAATAGCTCTAAGGTTCTTAATGTCGAATTCTTCAGGGCTGTTATCTATCCCCAGGCGGTTTGCCGTATTTGATTTCGTTACTTCCTTTAGGGTGAGGTTTTTGCTTAGCTTCATTGAATTTATTTTTTTCTGCTACCCAAGCTGGGTTGATTCTCTTGATCGACGGGTTGAAATAATACTTTTTCAATCTACGATTGGTTAACTGATCTGGATCTCGGATTAGGAAAAACGAAAACTTTGCCGTACCTTGAGATCAGCGAAACCAAAAATACAACAAATCAATTAATTCAATCGCTATGAAAAATTCAATCTTAACCGCAGCATTCGCCCTGCTGACAGTAACGGGCCTTTCTCAATCGCTCGACAAGAGCTTAGTGGAGTCATTTGCACCCACATGCAGTGCAGACTCAATCCGCGTATTTCAAATGAGCGGGGGTTGTCTCGACATAAACCCTGGGTTATTCGGTGACGTAGACTACAGTGAGTTCGATTTCACTTCTGTGGCTTCATACGGCGTTAACAGCGCCACTCACAAGTGGAATGAAGCGGGTGCATATGTAGTCTTCTGCACTAAAGGTGGTGAGCCAGTGAACGAGCGAACAATATTCATTGTCAATGATCGTTACGTAGAAAAAGTATCTGGTTTTAAAAGTTCGATTGAGATTAACAACACTGTATACTCAAACGTGTTTGAATATGTAGGGTACGATCGCCTCAACATAGTTTCTGTTGATTAAATAAAAACACTACGTAAAAGAAAAGGCCCGCAAGGGCCTTTTTTATTTCGTGATGATTAGACTCACAAACCCATAGATTTTCTTAATGCAATCTCGGCTTGAGTAAGCTCACCCTGTGGGGTGTTCTCAAGTATCATGCCTGGTTGTCGTCTTGGAGCTGGTCCCTTTTTATTTTTCATGTAATCGAGAAACTCTTGCTCAAACTGTCTGTTCTGGTCGAATCTAGTATTAGCCCCAGACATAGCGTCTTTCAAGGTAGGTCTTCTATCACCAGTACGCATTCCACCGATCATAGATTCGTTCATATAATTGGCTCCAAGACCCTCTGGCATCAAGGATGTTGGGATCGCCATACTCTTTCCCTGACTCCTGATCATCATCCTCAATTCAGATGGCGACAACCTTTCCCCTTTGTATTCTTCATGATAAAGGGGGTTTCCGTTACCTCTCGTTCTATATTTCAGATATTCTTGGAATTCAGGACTGTTTGGGTCAACGTCTGGGTTGCCTTCTACAGGGCCTCCGTCCTCATAATTCGTTACCTTACCACCGTTCATATATGACTCAATCATCTTATAGAGATCGGCCTGACCACCCCGATTGTACCTAGCTGCTTTCATAGTGCAAATATAATGATTTTTATTTCTTTTTTTTAAGCCACCCTTTAAGCCTGCTCTTCTCTCTACGGCCTCGGTTAGTAGACTGTCCCTCCATCTTTGTACTCCCGTCGGCCTGGTGAGATACATCAAGGCCATCTCCGTTACCATACGTACCCGCCTCCCTGTTCTTCCGATTGAGATCCACCCTATAAGCGATCTTTTCTGGTGAAGACTGAAACTTCTTGTACTCGTCTTTATAGTCTCTTTTCTTGGCTCTCATTCTTCGAGACGCTTGGTATATCTATCCATCTTGCGAAGCCCTTGACGCCCTACTGGGTACGAGCGAGGATCTTTACCTCCAGATACCTGAGAGGCAACGAGCAGATTGTTGTCTTCTTGAGACATATCCTCTGTATTAATATCATACCCATACTTCTCTATTAGCCTGTTTAAAGTACTGTCTTTATTTCTCTTTAAAAACCATGTAGACACCTGCTCAGCATATTCTGGCTGAGTAACTAGACTAGGATTCTTTACTAATCTGTCATCCCCGAAAAGATCTTCAGAGGCTTTAGCGTAGTTAGCTTTACCTGTCAGCTGAATAGGCCCCCTCCCTCTATACATATAACCGTCTCCACGCTCTGTGTTGCCAAGGTTTTTCTCCCCATATTCGCCTCCATAGGCAGCATTAAAGAGCGCTTCTGGATTTCTTTTAAGCTGTCTTACCCCCTTGTTTGTATACCCTTGCGCTTTTAAACGAGGAAAGACTTCGTTAATCCTAGAGGCCGACTTGTAGTACCCGTCTTCCTCTTTTTCTCTTATTCTCCCAGACTCTTTATCCATTGCCGCCTCTACAGAGTTGTAGTATTTATTAGTAGCCTCAGGGAACCTATTTTTCATAGTAGGATCTTCTTCCTGCGTAACAAACGCCTCATCGAGAAGAATTGTGTCAGGAGGAATTACAGGAGGATTACCAGGGCCTTTTGGAGGATTTCCGTCTACTCTACCCCCTGCTGCATATTTCTGCGGCGCTGTCTCAAAGCCCTCTAAAAACTTCAACAGATCGGCTGTGCTTATCTGCTTGTGACGAGACGGAGATGGTTTCTTTTTCGTTATTGCTCTCATATCACTTACAGCTGCAAAGGTTGACGTTAGCTAAAGAGCAAATAGCACAGATGGATTCTTCTTTTCTCATATCAGTTGTTTTTTAAAAGAACTTTTTTAACGGACTTAATTGTATCTTTTTTTCTTTTAAAGGCTTCCTTTACGTTCTTTTTAGCTTGAGACTTTTGACCTTCAAAAATAAAACCTCCAGACTTGTCGTAAGATCTAATTGTTTTTTTTCCGACTTTCTTTTCAGTACGGGCTCTCTCCATTTGATCCCTAGCTGTTTGCCGTATTTGCTTTTTTACTGCCTTCATATTACAAAGATAAACAAAGAAGCTTATATGCTTTCTTGTGTTTAAACCCTAAAAACTAAGAGGACAGTCTTTGCGCCACCACAACATTAAGCTACTTTGTCTCTGCGTTTACGCCATAATGCCCAATTGGGTTTATGTGCTCAGGAGTGTCGTTCCTAATTTGCTTTAGCGAAGGTACAACAAAAAAACTACAAAGTCAAGCCCCAAATGCATATGTGTAAAATTATTTTTTCGACTACTATAAGCCTTAATGACAGCCTATGATCAGATCGCAATACGCAAACCCCGTGGCCCAACGCAAAAAAGCCCAGTAATACAGAGTTTGGGGATTATGTATAGTTACACGCGATGCGCACACGTACCCGAAACGTATCCGCCCGACCCCGTACCGCGCATGTATCGTGCGATGCCGCATACATTTCAGCTTTAGGTAACAGCAGTCAACCTGTTGTAAAGCAGTGAGTTACCGACGTTGATTAAAGTAGCTGTTGAAGTAGGCTAGGCTAAGTAGCAGTATTCCAAGGCAGGACAATCCCTCACCTAACCCTATGCTCGACCTCCAGCCTTCACACATGCATGCGCATACACACCCCCCTCATGACATACACATGACATGTACATGCCTGATCGCAGCTGCGGATTTCGCGTGATTTCGCACTTGCATTATGCACAGGAAAATGGCAGGTGAAATCAGTTCCATCAAAATTTGGGATTACGCTTTTCGTCGCCGTATCTTTGTGGCTCAGCAATTCCGCTGAAATCTAAATCTCTTACGTCATGTCGAAGACATCACAAACCCCCCGTATCGAACTGCTTAAGCAGTTAAAGTCAAACGTCAATAGCTTTGCTTTCACTCCTACGGAGTCTAAGCGAGAGGCGGTACAGAAATCCATCGAAGCCCTTCAGGGCTTCCTTGAAGCCGTCGAGGTCGTTGCCGCGAAGCCAAAGGCTTCTAAGCCAAAGTCAGCTAAGAAGCCGAAGGCTACTAAGCGAAAGCCGACCAAAGCGGTCAAACGTCCGAAGCGTACATCTGAAGCGGGTCTTGAGCTTGCTCAAGCTAAGGACGGCATCGGAATTGGCGAAGCCAAGAAGACCAAAGTAGTCAGTGCCATCACAGGGGGTGCAGCACAAGCACTTGAGCAGCGTATGGAAATCCCTGCTCCAGAGCCGAAGGCTAAGAAGAAAGCGGTATTGGAAGTGTTTACACTTCTCGACGGTGAATCGCCGCAAGATGCCGTTCGTCGTCGCCGCCTAGAGCAAGAGCAGGAGCGTACTGCCCTTGAGGCTGAGGCGTTGATGAGCGGAGCACCTGACTTCGACGAGTCTCCTTTCTGATAACGTAGTTATCACTTCATTAGTTATTAAACCTTTTAAATCTACGATTTATGAATCAACCAATTTTTGCTTTTGTCTTCCCGTTCGATAGCGGGGCTGAGTTTCGCTGTAAGCGTAACTTCCTAGATGCGGAGACTGCCGCGAACTGGGCGTTGGAAATCATCCTCAAAGAGGGGGATGAGCATTGCTACTTCAAAGAAGTAGAATCTTCGGAACACGTATTCGAGCCTGCGCTTGAATCGCACTCCGTGGTGTGTTGGCGTGATGACGCTCCCACATGGGAGATGTACGATGTCATTGACTAATTACCCTTTAGGGTACTAAAATTAAATTTGGAATAACGGAAAATCTGTTATATCTTTGTAACCGACGGCAACGATGCTGTCACTCAAAATCTCTTAGCTATGCATAACACAAGCAAGCAAACGGCGATGAACGCCTTGTTCAACGATGTTCAATTCTTCAGCATGGACGTAGTCCGTAACACATCCCAATGGGATGCACTCACTTGCGATGAGCAGATGAGGTTGGAAGACCTTGTAAACACCGACGAAGTATGAATACTTTAATAAGCCTTGGCGATGCGGTCGCCCTAAGCGTTCTAGCAATGGAATTCATTGCTCTATTAGTCCAATTCGTAATCGACCGAGAGTATGACGCATAATCACTTCCTTGAATTCTCACTAAGTGAGATGGTAGAGGCGTATACGTACTTTACCGACATACATGACTATGAGGGGTGCCGCTTAGTAGGCGAAGCCTTTCACAAAACAACTTCAGTTGAATTTAAAAACCTAATATGATGAATAGATTAATATTTGATGCGGCGTGCCGCTTGGCTTATGGCAAGACCATGATGGACGGGGGATCGACCGTGACCACAAAAGATGCTTTTTGGTATGAAATACCAACCGAAGGTTATGTAGTTGGCGGTTTATGGGAGGAAGTAAAGCTTCCGAAGGAAATTTGCACTCCGAATCTGTTCCGTTCTGTATGGATGCGATACATGGAGCAAGCGCAAGCCATCTGCAAGGAGAAAGGCAAAGACGATACTATAAGTATAGGGACTTGGATTGACTCCGACGGTGCTGTTGTCTTCGACATTGCTGAGATATTCACAGACAGTGAGCATGACGATGGGACTCTTGCAAGCGTAAGAGCGATGGACAGATGTGTCCAGCGTGACGAAGATGCCATGTACGACCTTGCCAACCACAAGGAAGTTCCTAACCCTGCAAAGACGAAGAAAGCATGAATTTATACCACGAAGACGAACTTTACCTTTATGGTAAATCAATTGAATCAGGTGAATGGTCAAAGCTAACGCTTTGTAGGTCACTTTG